GATTTTCTGTGAATGGCGTGGAGAGTGCTTTTATAGATGCATCAGGTGTTATTATAAACTCAACAGCGGTAGGCGGTGCGGGCTTTCCAAATCAACTTCTCTATTTGAGTGCGAATAAAGCCAATTATATAGGTTCATCAACTACTGATATGAGATACAATTGTTCGTCGGGTGGTTCTCACAACTTTTATCAAAATGGCACAACATATTTGGGATTTTGGAACTCATTAGGTATCACCTTATCGCCGAATAACTCACAGCTACAATTGGGAACGACTGGCACTGTTTCAATAGGACACGACAGCGTAGCATCATCAATGCAATACAGAGTGCCAACGGGTTACCTGCATAATTTTCAAATTGCGGGTGTGGGAGTAGCACAAATTAGGAACGATGGTATTTTCTCATTTCCAAACAATTCATTACTACAACTGGGAAGCGCGAGCCAACTACAAATTAAACACGATACAGCAACATCACAAATTCAATATAAGTCGGTTGGAAGTTATTCACATATGTTCTATCTCAATAACACTGATTTATTTTATGAAATGCGTAGTGACACGTTCCGTATGTTACGTGGGTGGCAGTGCAAACTGGGAGCCACAGGCGCATATGTGTCGAATAATTTAAATACTTCCTGGAATAATCCTGTTGGCGGTTTGAGCTGTTGGATTGATACGACCCGACTGGGAACCTTTACTATTAGTGATTATCGTGTCAAAGAATGTATAGTTCCTGCAAGACCCGTATTGGAAAGATTATGCAAAGTGAAGATGATAGAATACGAACATAAGGATATATCTATTTTTAAAAAAACAGGACGTCATCACGGCTTTATCGCCCACGAGGTTCAAGAATTATTTCCTGAACTGGATAACATTGTAGCAGGAGAGAAGGACGCACTGACTGACGATGGGTTGGTGCAGCCACAGTCAATCCAACCCGAATGGACAAATCTCTACCTGTCAGCCATACAGGAACTCAATGCCAAAATAGAAGCACAGCAGAAACAAATCGATGGTTTGGTTCTGGCGCTGTCCAAGATTGTGTCGCCTTAATGTATATGCCGCCAAAGAAGAAGCCAAATTTACGGCAGCAAAAAACCAAGAAGCGCGAACAAGAGTTAATCAAACTCAACGAGAAAGCCGATGCATTTAGACAATCATTAATCGCACAAAAGTCCATGATTGTACCGGATAAAATGGACCAAAATACTGATATAAATAAATGTGTGTATAGTATATAACAATGCCATCTCCAACATACCAACAGAACAAAATACATATATATAAATGGCGCGCACAGAATGCAGACCGTAACAGAGAACTTAATAGAATAGCGCGTCGTCGATGTGACGCCTGGAAAAAGATTGCCAAGACGTTTTTAGGTATTCTTATTTAGGCGTTTCTATTTTGGAATATTACATTAATGTAAAAAATTGAATTAATGTAATTTAGAAAGAATAGACAAATAAATCTCTATACTGAATATATAGATAATGGCATTAGCAAACTTCTTAAATAAGCACACAGTTAAGGCGGGTAGTACGTCGGCGAACACTCATACGAGAATTGGTGACACAAATCTTAACATACCCGGTGGTTCGTATAACATTGCAGCGGAACACGAAGCAGAGTTTTACAGTTTAGCGTATCAGGACATCATACGAGGTAATCGATTGGAATACCTTACCGAAAAGCAACACGAGACCGGACCGATTTATGTGGATTTAGATTTTCATTATAATTACGACGTAACTGAACGCCAACACAATGACGATTTTTATATGGACTTAATTACCGACTATACGAACAACTTAAAAAAACTCATGAAGATTACAGCGAAACCATTTAAAATATTTATTATGCAAAAAGACAACGTTAATCGTGTTGCTTCTAAAAACATTACCAAAGACGGAATACATATTCTCATCGGTATTAACTGCGCGCGTAAAGTGCAGGAAAAACTACGTGAGATGGTTATGAAAGATTCTAAAAGACTATTTGAAGACCTGCCGTTGATTAATACGCTGGAAAAGGTGTTTGATAGTGGGTTAAGCAAAGGTTCCACAAACGTGCAATTGTTTGGTTGCAGAAAACCTGGACACGATGCATATAAACTCATTGAAGCGTACGACTTAACTATTGACGAACGCGACGGTGAGTTTAGTTATAACAAATTATCAGCCGATGTAACCAAAGAAACATTCATGCAATTATGCGTTAGAAACAAACACTTACATACCGATTTTGAACTGACCCGATTGGGTAATAGCGTGTTAAACCCGGAAGTAGTAGAATATGATACCGACGTTAATTTAACTAACTGCACTACCGAGATACAGAAGTTATTGGCGGTCATTGGTTCTACACGCTGTGGGCCTGGTACATATGACGCATGGGTTAGAGTTGCACAATTAATCAAAAACGAAACAAAAGATGCAGGATTGGCTGATTTTGTCGGTTGGACAATGGCATACGGAACAATCAATAAAAAGAACGAAGCAATTAACAAATATCAAAATCAAATAAAATATACGCCGAAAAGCGTTAAAGAAAGGTTAAGTATTGCAACGTTGCATTGGTGGGCAAAGAATGATAACCCGGCTGCATATCGTATGGCGTTCCAAACGACAATCACAGAAGACGTTGTTGTTGAACCGGATATGGTTGAGAAATATAACATTATTGATGCTGCGGTTAAATCACGAACCGAATACGCTACCGCGGTTGCATTTAATAAACTATATACCGGCTTACAGAAATGCGTCGATAAGCAACGTAAGGAATACTATTGTTTCAATGACAAATCCAAACTGTGGGAATTTGACGCTGGTGGTACGCCGATTCGTAACCGGTTATCTACCGAATTTTATCGGTTGTTTGATGATTATTGTATAATTAAAGAAGCCGAAACGTTTGAACCAAATAGCCAAGAAGACGAAGCAAATAAGAAACATATAAAAAACATATATGCTATAATGCGCGACTTACAGAACACAACAAATAAGAATAACATCTTAACTGAAATCAGCGATATATGTAAAGACGTGAATTTTCCATCTACATTAAACAAAAGCGAATATATTATTCCAACCAACGACGGTAAAGTGCTGGATATGCAAACGCTGGTTTTAACAGACCGTACAATTGCACACAACTTCTCTTATGAATGCAACGCCAAACTAATTCCGTACAATAAAGACGATGCAAAGTTTATATTAGCCGATACGTATTTTAATGATTTATTCCGCGGCAATATGGAGACAAAAGCGTGTGTTATTAATATTCTTAAAAGCGTCTTCATTGGCAGACCGTTACGTTACATCTACTTTTGCATCGGTGAAGGTTCAAACGGTAAATCACTGTTGTTTAAAATCATAAATAAGATTTTTGGTAACTTCATGGACGTAATCAGCGAAAGCGTCATAATCGAACAAAAAGGAACCAAATCCGCATTGAATACCGAGATAGAGAAGTTGGATAAATGTCGGTTAGGTTACATAACCGAACTCAAAGAAAGCGATAAACTGAATGAGAAAGTCATTAAACAAATATCGGGCGGTGATGCGATTAACTTACGAACATTGCACACAAAAGACCACACTATCAACCCGACGTGTAACCTGTTTGTGCTGACCAACGAAATGCCCACATTTAACGGTGAGGCGGTTAGTATGTTAAACAGAATGATTACTATACCGTTTAAAAACAAATTCGTTGTCAAAGATGAGTTTGAGCGTGAGATGTTGGCTATAAGTGACCACATATTTAGTTACATTATGCATACCGGTACTATCTGTGATAAGTTTGCATTATCCGCCGAGATGATTGAAGAGAAGGATAAACATGCGCGAAACAACACTGAAACAACACTGGCTGATTACTTAAAGATTCGATTGGTTGATTGCGAGAATGATAACAAAACAAATAAGCTGCTTTTGGTAAATGATATTCGCGTTGATTTTGAACATTACTGCGAACGTAACAAACTGAAAAACTCAATCAGTGCGCGGAAGTTTCCGGGAAAACTACGTGAGTTGGGCTACGTTGTAAAAGAGACAAACAGTAAGGTAAAGTTGTACGGTAAGAAGTTCGTTGCTATTGTTAGCGACGATGCAGATGACATTACTAATAATGCTGAAAACGAGGATATTACGGACAACGACAGTGGCGAAGAATAAACAGTGGCGAAGCTACGCCACTGAAAGTGGTGAGAAATAAAACTCGCCACTGTTTCTTTTTGTTTCTTTTTTACAACATAATATGCTTTTTAATCACTTTCTTACCATATTATGCAGTTAAACATACAATAATCATACGTATATATGTAATTCTATTATAGAAAAATAGAAACAGTGGCGAAGTGGCGAAGAATTGGATTTTGTTTGTATATAAAAATTTGGTTTTGTTTAAAACCAAAAAAAGTTTATAAACCAAACTAATATTTTAGACCTTCGCCACTGTTGTTCGCCACTGTTTCTATTTGCATCAAAAATCCAACATTTTAGTAATATTACTAACATGTTATTTATATTAAGAAGGAAATGGAGGATAAAATGTAGGAATTCTATATATATGCCGCTGTATTTTTTTGAGTTTGGCGGCGAAAGTTGGACGCGTATGTTCTATACTGACGGTGAGGCGATGACGTACGGTGAGTCGATAACGGAACATATGGAACATTTAGGACCAATATGCATAATGCGACAGGTACCATACGAGGACGATTTAGCACATGGTTATTATTGGACCGTCATATTTTTATCTAAATAAGATATATACAATATGTCATCTCGCGGTTCTGTTGGTTCTATTCCATTAAGAAAAACGCCGAATGATGTATTTCATACGCCGTTACCAGTTGTTAAAATAATGATAGATATGTGTGATATTACGCCCGATATGAAAGTGTTGGACCCGTGCAAAGCAACCGGAAACTTTTATAATAACTTACCGGATTGTCATAAAGAATGGTGTGAAATAACCGACGGTAAGAATTTCTTCGATTATAACGAAAAGGTGGATTTAATAATTGGTAACCCGCCATATTCATTATGGAGTAAATGGTTAGACCATACAGCAGAACTAACTGATAAGTTTTGTTATATTTTTGGTGTTATGAATTTTACAGACCATCGGTTAAGAGAGATAGAACAAAAAGGTTTTGGACTGACAAAAATACACATACTAAAAGTTGATTATTGGTTCTCTCATTCACTCATAGTAGTTTTTGAAAGAAATAAACCATCTATTATGTCAAGTAGTTTAAGAGTTAATTGTGAGTGTGGTATTAGATGTAACAGAGGAAGCAAAGGATACTCGCCGAACGAGTGTTCTCCAAAAGTAGTAAAAGAAAAAAAGAAGAAGCAAAACGTAAAAAATTGAATTTAGAAATAGAAGAAGCCGTCATTTTTTATCTAAATAAGATATATACAATATGGCAGCATCAGCATCAGCAGCATCAGCTATACAACGTAGAGTAACGCCGAATGATGTATTTCATACGCCGTTACCAGTTGTTAAAATAATGATAGATATGTGTGATATTACGCCTGATATGAAAGTGTTAGACCCGTGCAAAGCAACCGGAAACTTTTATAATAACTTACCGGATTGTCACAAAGAATGGTGTGAAATAACCGACGGTAAGAATTTCTTCGATTATAACGAAAAGGTGGATTTAATAATTGGTAACCCGCCATATTCATTATGGAGTAAATGGTTAGACCATACAGCAGAGCTAACGGACAAATTTTGTTATATTTTTGGTGTTATGAATTTTACGCCATTTCGGTTAAAAGAGATAGAAGAAAAAGGTTTTGGACTAACCAAAATGCATATAGTAAGCGTGTCATATTGGTTCTCATATTCTATAATAGCGGTATTTGAAAGAAATAAACCATCTATTGTAACAAATAGTTCAAGAGTATTATGTGAATGTGGTACCAACTGTAATAGAGGAAGAAAAGGATACTCACACAACGAGTGTTCGCCAAAAGTAGTAAAAGAAAAAAAGAAGAAGCAAAACGTAAAAAATTGATTTTAGTTACAGGCACATATTTATAGCATCAAAGCACAGCGTTATAAGCATCAATATCAGTTATTAGAAATGTGTATTAGTTGCCTGAAAAATCAATTGACGTCAATTGATGAGTATGATAAGGAGATTAGTGATTATTTGGTGGGGATTAAATGCGAATGTTGTAAGTCGTTTCCGTCTTTCCTGCTGGCTGTGAATGCCGACCTCAAAATCCTCTGCCTGACCAAAATGAAACGATACAGTGTTGTGTGTGTTAGTGGCGTGGAGAAATTAATGAGGTTAGAAAATATGGCGAGACAAAGAATTAAAAGCAGATTGGAGAATTGTGTGGAGTGCATCGACGAGGTAAAGGAGGAAATCACAGACAAACTTTATCTAACCCGAATGGACCAGTTAAAAAGTTTGAATGATATGGTCGCTAATATTGACGAGGCGGACCATCGATAAATATTTTATGTAACAAAACGTAACAAAAACAAATAAAAACGATGCAAATGCATCTTTTTTATTGAAAAACGAAACAAACGTGTTACGCAAAATGTAAAAAATTGATTTTAGTTACAGGCATACATTTATAGCATCAAAACAACAACAACAAGTTAAAATGTCATATCCTAATACAATCACAGTGGGACAAGCCCGTTACTTTAACCTATTTGATAACATACAATACAAATATGTTAAGGAAATTATCCACCAAGACGAAATGGAGGATTTGGAAGTGGAAATTAAAGACCTACCGTGCGACAGAGAATGTTACGGTAAAGTGAGCTTTAAGTTTAAATTAAGATGCGACATATGCCCAGGTTCATTAACCATATGGAAGACATCAACATTCACCGTAGAATTGGAGTATAATACGTCAAGTGGTTACGCATTGGAGCTATTGGAACTAAAAGAACATTTTGAGACAGAGGAAGCGTAAAAAATTGATTTTAGTTACAGGCATACATTTATAGCATCAAAGCACAGCAAAATGAACAAACCAGTAGTAAGAAGATACCAGTTAGACGAGAACGGCGAGCGCATCGACGACGGCGTCATTGTACCTAATACATTTTCAACACATGGGCCAGAGATTAAATATTCGTCGTTGAATGTAGTGAATGGAATATTCTATTTAGAAATAGAAGAAGCCGACAATTCCGCCGAAAGAAAGAAGTGGGTCGAGCAACATAATAACTCATTACCAAAAGAAACACATTATGATAGTGACGGCAAAGAATTTAGTGTTGCAATTGATGGAATATATGACAGCGAGTATATGTGTTATGTATATGAGAACCGTGATATTTATGGGAGAATTACGTTTAAGAAGTTAATGAAAAGTTTGGAACAGGCGCCACTATTATCGCTAATAAAAATTCTTAAAGTAGAGTTTTACGACAATATCGACTATTATACGCCAAAAAACCAGCGTCAGGTTCATTTACCGGATATGAAACGTCCAGAAATACCATTAGGAGAGCGTAAGAAAATGTTGATTGATGAGATTAGAGACCAAATAGGTAGAGTCAATGTTGAATTCCGGAACGTATGCACAAAGATTACACGCAAATATTTTATGTAACAAAAACAAATAAAAACGATGCAAATGCATCTTTTTTATTGAAAAACGAAACAAACATGTTACGCAAAATGTAAAAAATTGATTTTAGTTACAGGCACATATTTATAGCATCAAAACAACAACAAGTAAGCAGTAAATTAAGAATGAGCGCCGAAGTATTATTTAATCCTTACGTGGTAAAGGCCGGTATGTGGGTGAATTACGGTATGTATGATGGTTCTATTGATGATAGACCTCATCAGGTGGTTAAGAACACGCCGAAATATTTATGGGTACGTTCCTATTATAATTATGGTAATAGTGTTCATAAAGTTGCAAAGAAGATTATGACCAGACCTATCATTGTCAGTAATGAAACTGAAATGCCTGAAAGTTTGGTTGAGTCTTTATGGGACTCTCACAACCGCGAGATTGTTCGTATGTTTCGTTCTAACCTTCGCAAAGCAGCAATTGAATTTAGAAAGCCCATAGAAAAGGTCTTACGTCAAAGAGTATTAGATGAACGCTTCGTAAGGGTGGGATTGCCTGCTGGTCACTGCAAACTCTCTGGTGTTAATGGGTGGATTGGGTTTTACAAATGTGATGGTAAGCGATGGGTTCTTTATGAGGATAGCGATTATGCCGAATTAGAATAAACAAAAAATCCATAAATAAAATATCCATATATAAAAATGCACGAAGAAAAACAAGAAGAAAAATACATAAGGTTAAGTCGCACCTTTTTTTCTAAATCCATGCCTGATGATTTTAAACGTATGTTTATGTTAGTGATAAAGAACACGCACTATTTACCGGATAACCAGAAAGAGTTTTTATGTGACCATATCCATCACTACGAGAACATCAGCGATTTAGCACGTAGCGAACTGTTGGACGTATTGGACGGATTACAACTGTTTGTTCTTACGCCGCCTCAAAATAATATCTCTGCATAAGATAAAAGGAATGCCGACCATCTACCGATTATTTAGCAAAAGTTGTGACTCATTTTATGTAGGTAGTACAACGAAAACATTACATCAACGTTTAGTAAAACACAGAAACAAAGCGAATGAAGCGCCGAACCGAAAGGTATATAAATGCATATTGGAGAGCGGCGGATTCAAGGAATGGGAAATGGAAGCGTTGGAAGTCATTGAGACGGAAGATGCAATTGAGCGTCGAACGCGCGAGCAGTTTTATATAGATAAGCTGAAACCGGACCTGAACAGTTGTTTAGCGATTTATATTGGATAAAATGGGCGGGAATAATATCTCTGTGCATTATATAGATGGACACAGATAGCGAAGAACAGACGTTGTTTGAAATCACGGACGGCGCCGGAGTGAATGCAATTGAGAAGCCGAAGCGTGTTGCAACACAGCGTCAGTTAGATGCATTAGCCAAAGCGCGAGAAGTACGTGCAGCAGTTAGGCTGCGCGAGCAGCAAGAAGAAGCAGAGCATGAAGCACCGAAACCGAAGAAGCAAATAATTGTTCCAGAAGTACCGAAGCCGAAGAAGAAGAAGAAGCCGACAGTAATCCAGTTCCAAGATGAGAGCGACAGTGACGAAGACGACGCACCTGTTATTATCATTAAGAACAAAAAGCGCGCGCCAGCACCAGCACCAGCACCAGAGCCAGAGCCCGCACCCGCACCCGCGCCCGCGCCCGCACCGGTAGAAGTAAAACAGCCGAGACAATTTATTCGTAAGGCGTATTAATAAATATATAACTATATGTAAATGAGTAATCCATACACACATAGTTCAACGAAGATATTCCTTTCAACACAAGGACAGAATTTAGTGTCAAATTCAGCAACACTAAACACTGACATCAACTTTTACTTCCAGCCGCTTCTATTAAGCAATGCAGATTCGTCTCATTTTGTGATTGGTTTGGAGCAGGCGAGTATTCCAATTTCCGTCAATATGGTAAATAGCAAGAACAACAGCGTTACAATAAACGGGAATACTTTTACATTACCACCAGGCAATTACATTATAAGTCAAGTGATAACATTGTTAAATGCATATTTCAATACATTCAGTGTTTCATTCACATATAACACAAATACCAACCTGATAACCATCACAGCAACGCCCGCATCTTTTACAATAGATTCAAGCACAATGATGAAGAACCTCGGTTTTGTGGCGGGTTCATATACGAGCCCGGCGACGATGACGAAAGTGGTAAATCTCACGAGCACATTAGGTATAGTTATCCAGTTGGATAACGTGCAAACGCCGAACAGAGATAACTCGGGTAGTAACGGCGCGACACTCGCCCGCATACCTATCACGTGTGTTCCAACAAAGATATTGCAATATTTCAACGCCACGCCGTTTTTTAGTCAAATCAGTAACCGTGATTTAACGTATTTAAGAGTTCGATTATTGAACGATGATTACACTCCATTGGAATTGGTTGGGAACCCGGATTGGTTTATTGTCGTACGTGTAGATTACAGCGAGAAGAACATACCTGACGAAGTACCCAGTTTGATTACACAGCAGCGAAGAGAAACGGAAAAGGCGTTGTATGATTTAGCAGCTGCTAAATAAATTATAATATAAGCATTATAATATAATGGGTATTAAAACCTTCTTCAAAAATTTAGGACGTAGCATAACCAAAGGTTGGAGTTCGTTTGTGGGCAGTGCAGGTAATGCAATGGGTACCGCCGCTACGTTCTTACAGCGTAAGGCGATACCAGCCATAGCAAGCGGCGCAGACAAAGCGGCGGGACTTTTAGGCAAGGCGACACCGCTATTAGAAGCGGCGGGACCAGAGGCGGCCGCAGCGGGAGCAGAGGCGGCGGGCGTTGCAAAGCAGATAGGCAGCGGAGCGAGTAAGTTCGCCAAGTTTATCGGTAGTGATGCACCAGCCGGAAGAATGGCAACGCCCGCCGAAGTGCAGCAGTTCCGTTCTCAAATACCACAAGGCAAATCATTCTTCGGTATTAAGCCGTTACCGCCACCGCCATCAGCGGCACCCGCAGCGGCACCATTCGCCAAAGCGGCGGCAGCCGTTAAGCCAATGATTGGCAGCAATCCGGCTTCATACTCGCCGTCGGGTATTGAGGCGGAACCTGCAAATCAGCCGAAATTAGCGGTTGTTTCAGGCGGACCGGGAGGAATAGCAACAATGAAAGGTTAATTTAGTAATAATATATTATGTTACGTTATAGTATATTAGATGAGAACGATAACAAAGTATCAGGCTACATTTCAAGGAGCTACACCAGCAGCACAGTTTCAGTTTCAATTCCAACGCATTTATAAGCAAGCACCGCACCATAAGTTTCTTATCCGTTGCACAAACATCAGCGATTACCGTGCAGGCAGTTTAGCAGTGAATCCACATAACTACTTCGTGCAAGGTTTTTTAGGCGATGGACATTGTTCATTTTCAGGAATAGTTGCAGAAGGTTTAATCTCAAACGATTTTTTCATTGGAACTACAAGCACAAACGGAGCCGAGGCGACCACACCGACAAATATAGGCACTGCAATGAACTATCAGGCAAACGACTTAATTGTAGATGACATTCCACTTAATCCATTTACATTGGTATATAGACATACCGCATCTACCGCATTAGCGTCCGGACTAATCGAGGTTTTAGTGAGTTTTGAGATTACCGAATTTGACCCATCAAAGAGAGATTAAGCAAAAAAAGTCTATAAGTATTTTATAATAGTTATGGAACCGACCGATGAACGTTTAGCGATTTTAGAAAAGCGCGTAGCAGATTTAGAAAACTTAATAAACTTACTCATGAAGTTAAAAGAGTATAAGGTAGATTTAAGCAATTTCACGTGCGACCCGATTAAATTAGGCATATCACGTTAAAGTTCTTTTCTTTTCATAGTATATAAATATGTCCAGCCCGATTCCCGTAATCTCGCGCGAACTCGACCTCACCGAATACAAAGGTATTCAGCCCGGCAAATCTCGTCGTATCAGTGTCTTTCCTGACAATGCTACATCGTACAACTCTTCGTCTTCCACCGCAGACGTCTTCTTTTCTATACCCGCCGTACGTAACGGCTTCTGTATTACATCAGCGTCACAGATTGTTTTTGACATTACTGCCAACGCTACGTTCTCCACTGACCCGGTTCTTTCTCTTTCCAACGGAAACGGTAGCAGCGTCATTCAGGCGTTGGAAACCATTGTGCAAAATCAGTCCGTTGAGAATATTCTTAACTATAACGTATATGCGAATCTTTTAGCCGATTTGCAGCCATTGGGACGTTCCACCACTGTCGGCACCATTGTCGCCGGAGCCACTTCCACATTGAAGGCTGGTATTAAGCTTAACGGTCTTACTACCGTTGATGGACCTATTGTTCGTTGTACGCTACCGCTGCATTCTGCTGTTCTCGGTACGGGCGCCGAGCAGTTTGCACCTCTAATTGATGGTATTAGACTCCGTATGACGATGGCAGCCACCGCGGTTGCACTTCTATATGGTAACACCACCGCTGTCACTGCTGCACAGTATAAAATTTCCAACTTCGCCATTCAGTTGGAAGTGATGGACGTCGATGCTGGCACAATGGGCGCACTCATTCAGCAGTCGGGCGGAGTTATGAAACAGCATTGCACCGCCGTAAATAACTACCAAGCAACAATTCAGGCTGCGGCTGCTAACAGCGTTCTCATACCTGCGCGCTTTTCATCTGTTAAGGCGCTAATGACCTGTTTCCGTTTGTCGGCGAATCTCGCCGCGCCCGAGCTGCGTAACGTGGTAGGCGACCGTGTTCTTCCTCAAATTCAAACATATTTGTGGAACGTTGATGGACAGAATATTCCTTCTGTTCCTGTGAGAGTAGCTGCGGGCGCATCTTTTGTCTATACCGGCGAAGTGTTGAGCGAAATTATGAAAGTGTTCTCTGCTTCTAACCAAACCGCTTTTGACTGTGTGTTCAACGCTACACAGTTCGGCGAACTTACCGGCACTACCGGAACTGGTTCTTTCTTCCTGGCTAACAATTTTGAGATGCAAGACTCTGCTGGTCACGCGCTTCTCTCTGGACGCGACCTTAACAGCAGCAACGTGTATCTTAACCTTACTCACTACGGAACTGCATTAGCGTGTGTGTGCGATACTTTCGCGTTGTACGATGTGGTTTTGAGTTACAATATGGCTGACGGAAGCGTGTCCATGTCCAAGTAAAAAAGCGCGGCTTTTAGTGTAAAATAATAAAAATATATGTATAGTATAAATGAACGACATTGATACTATTTTAGAGCGGATTCGTTTGAACTCCGCTGCACATTCGATGAATCATAAGAAGCGATATATCACATTAAAGACCCGTTTAAAGTGGTACCGCTTACCGGTCATCATTTTATCCGCGCTAAACAGCATATTCAGCATTGGTTTGCAGCCGTTTATGAAACAAGAAATCATTAGCGTACTGAATTCGTTAATAGCATTGATATGTGGTATCATAGGCAGCATAGAGTTGTATCTGCAACTGAACCGACAGATGGAGCAAACGCTGTCATCATCAAAAGACTTTTACGAGTTAGCAACGGATATATTCAAATGGTTGGCACTGAAACCGGAACACCGCCCGATTGAAGCGAAGACATTCATAGATGATAGTTATAACCGGTACATCAAACTTACGCAGTCAAGCATATTACTCAAAAAGAAGATGGACGACCAACTTACGAGTTACAAATTAATAGAGTTGGAAGAATTAGAATTGGCACCGATGGGAGAAACGACACCATCATCGTCGTCATTAACAAGTGATGAAGGAGTATAATATTTTCTGTTACTATTATAATAAGAATGAAAATAGAAGAGATAGAACACAGTGATTTAGTAATCAAACCATCAAAACAATCCATAGATAACGCATTAGGCGTTCCACCGCCTTTTCCGGATAAATGCAGTGTGATATTCGTCAGCGGCGGTATGGGCAGCGGCAAATCCACGTTTATCGCCAACTTATTCAAAGCGACAGGTAAGAACCGTATATACCGGAAAGTATTTGACAACGTCATGTACGCGACACCGAAAGAAGTGTTTGACAGCGAGGAAGACCATGCATTTAAAGGACACCCAAAAGTGTATCACGATTTATCGCAGGATACATTTAACACAATAATCGAGCAGTCCATCAAAACAAAAGACGACGAAGGAAATAGTTGTTTAGTAATTGATGATTTTAGCGAACAGTTGAAGAATAAGCAAACCGAGTATAATTTACGTAGGCTTATCAATAAACACCGGCATATGAAGTTGAACATAGTGATTAGTGCATTAAACCAGAAGTCACTCGCAAAGTCATTACGTGCATTGATAGATGTAGTAATACTGTTTAAACCGAAGAGTATGGTAGAGACCGAGAATTTTAGCCAGGAAGTGTTTGGTTTAACGAAAGATGAGACAAAGGCGTTGTTTAACTTCGTATTCGATAAACAGTATAATTTTCTTATGTATAACGCGCGGACTCATACATTCTACAAAAATTTTAACCAACTATTATTTACGGAAGAATAATTTTATTTTCCACGTATAGACTATATGGCACCACTCAAAGATAAGAAGAAGAAGAAGGCGCGAAGACCCAAAGGACCCAGAAAGCCATCAGGCAGACCGTTTGGAGGAGTATATAAGACCGGTATGAACCGCGATATACCGATGGGCGGAGCCGGCGGTAGCCAGAACTTAATCGCTAATTTACTCGCATCAAAGCAGGCACAAACGGCTGCACAACCGCCGCAGGTTATTCAAACGCCCGACCAGTTCAAACTCGCCCAGGATATCAAAGCTATTAAGACGGAACAAGCTGATATTGCAGAAGAGGTTGCTGTGCAAAGAAGAAACCGAAATTACGGATATACGAGAGCAGAATGGGCACAGATAAAAGCAGACGAAGAAGCACGGACAGCATTGGACAAAGCAGCCGCTACAACACATAAGAAAGCGAAAAGTAACATACGACAGGCCGCAGGAGCAGAAAAGCCGAAAGAAGAAGTTGCTGCTGAATCATTAGCGGCGGCAAATCAGGCACACGGAGATGCAGGAAACGTCGTGCCAGAAGGTATGGCACAGGCACCGTTAGAAGTAGAGCCCGATGCATTGGGCGGACAGAATAAAGGAAGCAATCGTCCAAAGAAATTAAGAATCATTTAGAGATAAAACGGCTATATAATTATCTAATATACATATATAGAATGGATACCAAATTTATGGACTCATTGAAACAGTCGCTTACCAGCGAGAAGCTATCACAGAAGACGATAGAGATGTACTTAATTAAGTTACGTATATTAAACGACAATAAACCGTTTGACAGTTTAGCGTTCTTAAAGGCGAAGCCGACAATCAAATCAAAGTTGGAAGCAATTGCAAACGACAACACACGTAAGAGTTATGTAGCCAGTATAGTTGCAATTTTGAACCGACAGAAAGGTAAGACGTGGGAAGCAATTAACAATTATTACCGTGTTCTGTTCGCCAAGGAACGCAGCATTTTTGCAGAGAAGCCAGTGCATGAGAAGACCGAGACACAGAAAGAAAATTGGTTATCGTGGGACCAAGTGAAAGAAGTATTTGAAAAACTCAAAGACAAAGCCGAAGATGTAGCCAAGAAGCCGCGTATGTCTAACGCCGATAGAAAAGTAATTGAAAATTATATGATACTCGCGCTGTACGTGTTGCAGCCGCCACGTCGTAACGATTGGTATTATACAGTCATCGGTAAAGGCGACGACGATAAAAAGAACTACGTCGATATCAAGGAAGGTAAGTATTATTTCAACAACTTCAAGACAGCGAAGTCAGGTAAAGAAGTGATTAACGTACCGGACGAAATTATGCCTGTGCTGAAATGGTACATCAAACATATGAACTTAAACGAAGGCGATTACTTATTGTTTCCGGACGATGATGCACGCACAAACAGTAACCGTATGACCAAATCGCTGAATAGCATATTGGGTAAGAAAGTGGGAGCGAGTATGTTACGACACATATATTTATCCAACAAATACGGTAAGGTATTGAACGAACAAGAAGAAGATGCAGAATTCATGGCGCATTCAGTGGGAACCGCGAAGACATACATAAAAGAAGATTAAGATAAATGAAATTCATATATACCATCTGGATAAATGGTATATATAACTGGATAAATCAATTATATAACTGGAAATATCATTCAAATATGTGATATAGAGCTTAAAATTTAAATTTTATAGTGGAATTCATATATTTATATGATAATTCCTGTTTTTAGTTTGATTTATCCTGTTATACAGTCATATTATCCTGTGTTGGATATATCAAAATGATATATTCTATCAGCATATATCATTTTGTGGGTTATCTTCCGTTGTTGGTTGCTTTCATTAACCATATCTGCCATTCCAAATCTGTTATCTCCTGCTGCCGCTGTTTGATTCGCGCCATAATTTTTAAGCAGCCGCGGTGTGCAGTACTGAATATAACTTCATTCAATCCGTTAATCATTATGTATCGCCGCGTATGTTTGAACTTACCGCCGCATACTGTGCAGCAACCTTCATCGCCGTTATCGATTATTCTTATGTTCTCGTTGTCTCGTCTGGGTAAGCACATCTTTTATCCTTATACATTATAGTACGATAATAATATTACCATAATAAATAATACGATAGATAGGCGGGCGTATATTTGGCGGCATCAGCCCACTTCGCGTTTCGTTGTCTAAACTTCCGGCGCCGTTCTTCGTCCTTATGTTTTGTAAAATCTTCCATACCTGCTGCGCCGAAATGTATCATCTTACCGTCTGGGTTTTGAACCATATATTTACTCGCCTTACGTGTAGATGGTAATATCTTACCGACGTCATATTTATCCGCCATACGCTGCACAACCTTAATATTGGAATAATCTGCTAAACTCATTATACAATACATACATATTATTTACGTGTGAAATTGCTGATAGAATGCGCGCGTAATGTATCGAGCACTTTCTTCACGCCATAACCAAATGCACGCCCGACAAATGTCTTCTTCAATAACGGTGTTGCCAACTTCAACACATGGTCTGCAATACTGGGCTTCTTCTTACTGTCATACATCTTCTGCTTACCGATGAGGTTCTTCTCCACGTGTTCGCTAATCGCATCGCCTTTCACTCTGTGATGTGTGCTTTTCTTCATCAGTTCGTCTCTCACTTCTGCCGTAACACTGGGCGCCTTTTGTAGTGCAGAACTACCGGAGTTAAATGTATGGTGTTCTCTCACGTTATCACGTATATACTTATTTGTAGCCATCGCGTGCGCGGTCGTACTTCCTGCAAGTGAATGACCAACAAGATACACATCATGGTCTGGTGTCTCTTTTTTCAACTTCTTAATTATCTGTTCCGTCTGCTTCGTACGGCGGTTGTGCATTCTATCGGCTTCCTTATTACCAAGTGCAATATTCAAATCTGCACGTACGTCCTTACGCGCACTGTTTGGGTTGGACAAATCAGTGCCTTTATGCGCTATAATATAATGAGCTTTTTCTTTATGCTTAAATGTAGAAATATCTGGATTGCTGTATGCATCTAATTTAGTGTAAGCCATCGGCGGGATATCGCCGTAAGATGCTTCGGCGGCGGCGGCTAAATCGCCGGTACTGGGTGGAGATGGTGTATTCTCGGTATCGTCCATATTATAATATGTATATATAATAAAATGGACTACACTCAAACAAATGTTCTATCAATGACCGGCGGGACCGACTTCGCCACAATTGCTGACCTGACTAACTACGTGGATTTAACTACTAACCAAACCATAACAAGCGGTATTAAATCTTTTACTACGTTACCGCAATCATCGGCTACGCCGACTCTCGCAAATCAACTCGTGAATAAAAATTACGTTGATGGGAATTTTGTCACACTTACGACGGGCCAAACCATTACTGGCGCAAAGACATTCAATGTGAATGTTAAATTAAACAACACAAGGCAACTTATTTTCGGGACTTCCTCCGCCGCTAATATTAATTATACAATACCGAATTTGTATTATGATATTACTGGTGGCGGACACTACTTTTTCATTGGAGGTTCGCCAAACTTATACATTGATACTGATGGGCTGAATATTGAGAGCGGTAAGCGTATTTATTTCAATGGTAAGCGATGTTCCATTCGTGATAGTGGGACACAACTCATTAGTGATGTTCCAACGAGCAACAGCCACTCTTTTAGAGTTAATAATGTAGAAAGAATGACGATAAGCAGTGATGCAAATGGGACGATACTCACATTTCCAAGCGGGATAGTTATGCGAGAATATTCAAGTTTTAATTGGTTGCTGTATCAAATACCTTTTGGCTTTCAATATAAGTGGGACATTGACGGCGGCACGAAGTTAGAAGTAGAAACAAATGAAATACGTCCTGCTGTGAGAATTAATATGAAAAATAATTCACGGCTTACCTGGTGGGAAGGCTATACAAATGAGGCATATATAACGAAAAATACAACCACATCAACATTGGATTACGAAGTTCCAACTGGTTACAAACACAGATTTTCTGTGAATGGCGTGGAGAGTGCTTTTATAGATGCATCAGGTGTTATTATAAACTCAACAGCGGTAGGCGGTGCGGGCTTTCCAAATCAACTTCTCTATTTGAGTGCGAATAAAGC